CTCACCTACTACAGGTTTTAACGGCCAGCTGACTGAAGGTGAAGGTGAAGGTGAAGGTGATGGTAACAATACTTTACTTACTTGGGATAAGTATGGTGTTGATGCAGCTGGAACGTATAATGATACCGGCCGAACTAGATTTGGAATTCCATTTGAAGTATCACATACATATGTAACTGGTTCTGCCTCTAGAGGTACTAAGATGATATTGAAAAATGCAATCTATCCAGAAAATGTAGCGGTTAGAGGTACTATTGATTCTGAAAATTTACGAAGTAGAGTTATTGAAGGAATTGAAATAAGTGTAAATGACCTTTTAGATGAATCTGGTGATGATAGCTTCGATATAACAGAAAGAATTTCCGATAATGTAGTAGAAACAAATGCGAGTAGTGAGTTACGAACTTTATTAGAAGCAAATGGTGGTATAGATGGTTCACAAGAAGAGTTCTTTGTAAAACTATCATTCGCAGAGGAAAGTAAATTCGGTGAAGGTACTATTAGAATGGGAACTACATCTGGTTCACTAAGAAATTCTACTGTATTATCTATTAGTAGTAGTGGTGAGATATCATCATCAAATTATATTCAAAAACCAGATGGACAAGTAACGGGTTCTAAAATTAACTTTACAGGTGGTAAAATATCTGGTTCTGATATGTCTATATTCGCAAATGAGTTTGAATTTAAAGATGATAACAATAATGGAATTATAAAAGGTAATAAAACTACATTTGAAATTAGTTCTTCATTATTTAATTTAAAACCAACATCATTAGATGTAAAAGGTAATATACAGGCAGAACAGGTTTATGGGCAAGATACATTCTTAGCTGGTAAGGTAGTTAATACAGGTGTAAGAAACCCAAATAGTATTACTGTAAAATATAATTTACCATTTGTCGAAGCTTATTCACAAGATTCTAATGATACGAGGTTAACCGAGTCTACAGTTGAAAGTGGATTTATAATGAGTGGTTCATCTACTATATTGAACCAAACAGGTTCTAGGATTCAAGGTAACCACGTTAGATTTACTTTATCTTCTAACTTACAAAGTACTCCACAATTTTTAACACCAATAACTGCTGATGGTGTTGGGTATCCTGAAGAATTTAAGAGTTGGAAAGATATTAGTGGTGTAAATAATGATTATGTATTTGTTTCAAATACTTCCGCAAGAACGGCCGCCGATGCATCCGCATCTTTATCTTCAAACCTAATTGGAAATCAGTTAGTATTTAACGAAGCTACTTCTTCTGCATTATTATTCCAATCATCATCAAATAGTTTCCAATCAATAACAACGGATACTATTAACTTATTTGATGTTTTAAAAGAAGATAGAAGGAATGTACACTTACAATTTGCAGTTAGAGGAACAGCTCACCCATCTACAGGTTCATTTAATGGATACAATCCTGAATACCAAGTACAAGTTTTAGATACATCAGGTTCTAACGTAGTTTGGGAAAAAACTTATAAAGATACAAAAGCAACTCATAAAAATTGGGCAGTGTTTGATGTACCAATGACAGATATTGCAACATTCTATAAACAAAATATAGAATTCAACAAATCTACAGGTTCATTTGATGAAGGAACTTATTTGGGTAATCCACAATCATCTGGTCTGAAAGTAAAAATAAATATGAGATATAGTGGTTCACGTTTGATGAGCCAAAGATTAACTGAGGGTACTAGATTCGGTGGAAAAAATACCGCAAATGAATCATTTACTTTAGGATTCGCACTTACTGAAATGAGAATGGTAGAACCTGTTAGAGCTACTTCTATTGATACTCAAACAGTTCACTTTAAAGATACTTATATGACTTGGCATGATAATCCTGCAACTACTGGTCATTATGGAAACTTTGTTCCTGAATTTACTTCATCTGCAACAACTTCTAGTTTTGCATTAGGTGCTCCAACGGAGAAGTGGGAATCGATATATTTAGATTTAAAAGAAGATAATCAATATCCTGTTGAAACACTTGTAGGTGATGTTTCTCAATCAAATAAATTTGTAAGAATAAACACACATACAGGTAAACTAACATTTACATCTGCATCTGCAGGTAGTGGTGGCGGTGGTGGTGGAAGTTCATACTCTTTACCAACGGCGGCAGCTAATACATTAGGTGGTATAAAGGTAGGAACTAATTTAAGTATTTCAAATGGTGTTTTATCTGCAACTGATACTAACACAACGTATTCTGTTGGAGATGGTGGGTTAACTCAGAAGAATTTTACCTCAACATTAAAAACTAAGTTGGATGGTATTGCCACAAATGCAAACAACTATAGTTTCCCTTACACAGTTTCAGCCGCGGCCGGCAATAGTACGGTAGTTCAACGAAATGGTAGTGGTTACATATTTGGTAACTTCTTAAATATGACAGGCACTTTTGCTACAAGTGCTCAGACCTCTGGTATGGCCAGATTTACTGGTACAAATGGAACTGATACTTATGGTCGTTCTTACACTGCGGCCGCTGCAAGAACATTACTAAATGTAGCTGATGGTGCTAATGTTGGTCTACCACTATCTGGTGGTACTATGACTGGTGCTATTGCGATGGGTAATCAGAACATTACAGGTATTAATAATCTTGTTATAAACGACCCTGGTCCAACTGAAGGTATAAGTTGGAATGGTGGTAATACAAAAATAGTTGAATCACCAAATGATTTAACAACAAACTCTGCGGGTAACTTACAATTTGTATATGGTTCAACTCGAAGAATGAGTATCACCAACACAGGTGCTGAAGTCAATGGAGCATTTACAGTTTCAGGTTTGAGTGGAAGTGGAAACAGAATGGTTATTGCCAACGCTAGTGGTGTATTATCAACACAAGCAATACCATCTGGTGGTGGTGGAAGTGATATTTCAATGGATGGTAGTACTACTAATGGGTTAGTAACTTATGGTGGAACTGATAACATTGATGTGGAAACAAACCTAACTTTTGATGGTACTAATTTAGTAACTTCATCTGGCCCTACAGGTGGTAGACTTAGGTTTGGAGATGGAACTTATTCTTCACCAACATATGCATTTGCTGGAGATACGGATACAGGTATGTGGTTGGGTGGAGCAGCTGATTTGAGGTTTTCAGTCGGTGGTACTACGAGAATGCAATTAAATGCTAACGGACTTAGAGTTGATGATGCGATTGGTGTAAATGTTGCAGCTTCTTCAACCGATGGTAGAATTGATGCTGGTAACGATATTGTTGCATACTCTACTTCAGATGAGAGATTAAAAGAAAATGTTAAAACCATTGATAGTTCTTTATCTAAAGTTTTACAAATCAGAGGTGTTGAATTTGATTGGAAAGAACTTACAGAAGAAGAAAAGAAAACTATACATGGAAACGAAGGACATGATGTAGGGGTTATCGCACAAGAGATAGAAAAAGTACTACCAGAGGTGGTTACTGAAAGAGAAAATGGATACAAAGCCGTTAAGTACGAAAAGATAGTTCCACTACTAATTGAAGCTATAAAAGAACAATCAGATACGATTGAAAAATTAACCGAAAGAATTAATAAATTAGAAAAAGGTTCTAATAATTAATTAAACTATATTTATTACTATGGGAAAACTAATTAAAGAGTGGGTTAAGGGAATCTTAACTGAAGGAATAGAAAAAAAGGTAGTAGTTTACGCTGGTAGATTCCAACCCTTTCATAAAGGACATAATGCCACTTACGAACATTTAGTAAAACAGTTTGGTAGAGATAATGTTTACATTGGTACATCCAATAAAACAGATAATCTTAAATCACCATTTAAGTTTAACGAAAAGAAAATGATTATGATGAAGATGTTTGGAATATCATCATCTAAAATCGTTCAAATAAAAAACCCATACGCTCCTAAAGAAATTATAGGTAAATTTAATAAAGATACTACAGCATTTGTAACTGTTGTTGGTGAAAAAGATAGATATAGATTAAAAGGTAAGTATTTCGAACCATATCATCCTGATAGAATTGAAAAAGGATACGAAGAAACAGGATATGTTTATGTAGCACCAGCTCAAAGTGGTGGTATTAGTGGGACTGAGGTTAGAAAATTATTATCGTTAGGTAATGATGATTCTAAAAAGAAAGGTTTCAAAAAAGCATACGATGGTAAATTTAATCCAAAAATATATAAGTTTATAACTACTAAATTAGGTAAAATAACTAATCAAATGGAAAGTTTTCTATCTACGTTTGATTTTAATAAACTATTATCCGAATCCACCTCAACTATAGTTGGTGTAGATGATGGACCAGGTTTTTCTTATGGTAATTCTAAATCATATAAAGCGGTTGGTGAAGAAACTGCTAAAAGATTGGGATGGCAAGTAGTTGATTATATATTAGATGATGATAGTGATACCGTATATGCTGATGATGAAAGAAGTTTAGAAGATAAATACCCAGTATCATTTTTTCCAGCAGGTATCGATGGATTAGATGCACAATCACAAAGATATATTGATTTAAAAGGTTCACAGGCATACAAGACTTGGGCAAAACATATTACAAATGTAGCAACTACAGTTGGATATAAATTAATTGATTTCTTAGATGCAGAAGAATCTATTGAGGATACGAAAGATGCATCTGTAACAACACCATCACCAGAAGAAAGATTAAAAGATGGTGATGATAAAACAACTAAGATTCAAGAAGGATTGATTACCGAAGGTGGAGCATATGGACATATGGCTCACCCATTCGATACCGATATGAATCTAACTTTTGGTGATTTAAAAACAATCATATCAAACGCATTAAATGGTAAGTTAGAGTTCACAAGAGAAAAAACAGATGGACAAGCACTTGCTATTAGTTATAGAGATGATAAAGGTTTAATCGCCGCTCGTAATGGTGGACACTTAAAGAATAGTGGTGAAAACGCATTGGATATTAGTGGAGTAGCATCTAAGTTTCAAGGTAGAGGTGGATTAACAGATGCATACAACTTCGCTATGAAAGATTTATCTAACGCAATCAAATCATTATCAAAAGCACAAAGAGATAAGATATTCAATCAAGGTTCATCCTTTATGAATATAGAAGTTATATTCCCAACATCAGTAAATGTAATTCCTTATGGACAACCACTATTGGTCTTTCATGGAACAATGCAATATAATATGGATGGGAAGGCAATTGGAGCTGATACATCAGCAGCAAGAATATTAGCTGGTATGATTAAACAAATAAATCAAGATGTACAAGATAATTACACAATACAAGGACCACCTGTAGTTAAGTTACCACAATCAGAAGAACTCTCAAAAAAACAAAGTAAATATCACTCAGCATTAAACAAAATCCAAAAAGAATTTAAACTAAAAGATTCTAATGGTGTAGCTGATTACCATCAAGCATGGTGGGAACAGTATGTTGATAAGAATTCACCAGCTACATTAGATAACAAAACCAAAATGGGATTAGTTAAACGATGGGCATTCTTTGATAACTCATTTAGATTAAACAAAAAGAATATTTCAGATTCTAAAGTATTAGCATGGGCAACCAAAACAGATAAACAAGATAAAGCAAAAATATCTAAACAAAACCTTAGAAAGTTTGAAGATATATTCTTAGGTGTTGGTGCAGATGTACTTTCATTTATGAGTTCAGCACTTACAGTTAATCCTGATAAAGCACTTAGAACTATGAAATCTGAATTAGATAAAACTGTAAAGGCAGTTCAAAAAAGTGGAGACCCAAAGAAGATTGCAAAATTGAGAATGGAATTAGAAAGATTGGCCGCAGTAGGTGGTAAAGATAAGATTGTACCAAACGAAGGAATCGTATTCACATATAAAGGTGGAACATATAAATTAACTGGTACATTCGCATCATTGAATCAGATATTAGGATTAATGTACTTTTAAATAAAATTCTCATATTTATATAAAAATAAAGTTATGGCAAAGTTAAAAAATATTAAAGCAGTAAAAGAGATGTTAGGTGGGGAACACAAAACCCAAACAAAGAAAACAATCTCATTTACTGATAAAGTATTTGTAAAAAGAGAAGTTGGTGAAACTTGGACTGATGATAAAGGTCAAAAGTGGGAACAACGAAAAGGTTATAAAGTTAAAGTTGGGAAAATGGCTAAACTCAGACAAGAGTTAAAATCATTTCCTAATTGTAACAAAGAAACTTGTACTATGACCGAACCAGGTACGGCCGACTTAAAAATGAAAGCTATACATGGTATGTGTTTAGATTGTGTTACCTTAATGGAATATGATTTAAAACAAAAAGGTGAGTACGAAGAGTATGAGAGAAAAAAGATGTTATCTAATGCTGAAGCTTGGTTAAAACAAGCTGAGTTAGAAAAAGAAGTTTTAAAAACAACGTTGAAAGCATCATTCGTAAATGAAGATGGTTCTATTGAAGAATGGGCCGAAGGAATGAGTGAAGTTGAGTTAGAAGAAAAAATTGATAAAGACTTTAAAAAGTTTAAAACTGATTTTATAGGAAAACTTAAAAATGAACAAACAACAGATTAAAGAATATTTACAAAAAAGATTTGAATCTTATTCTTCTAATGGAACAGACTCATCACTATGTGTTGAGTTTTGTGTGTCTGATTTATACGAACATCTTTGTACTCAAAATCTTATGAATGAGGATTTAAGACAGTGGTTTGGTAAAGGAAAAAAAGGCACTACCTCAGGTGGTGGATGGGATAGATATGGAAGTGATGGTCAGAAGTTAGGTAAGTGTGGTGATGGTAAAGAAGGTGGTGCATATGCCGCTTGTTTATCAAAAGAAAAGGCCAATAAGTTAGGACCTAAAGGTAGAGCTACATTTGTAAAGAAGAAAAGAGCAGACCAAAAGAAAGCAGGAGATTCTAAAAAAGGTGGAAACCGAACTAAAGGTAAAAAACCAACTAATAGTAAGACAGGGGCATAATAATGAATACCAGATTAAATAAAAAAGTTAAAAAAGATTTAGATGCATATTTCAAAGGGCTTAAAGGTTCAGACCCAGCAGTACATCATGGAATAAAACATATTCTAATGGGTGCATTAAGAGATGCAAACTTTCATAGTGAAGCTAAGAGGGTATCAAATATGTTCCCTAAAGCAAATCAATCCAAATATGCCGGTAGAAAAGATTGGGAAGATTCACTTGAACAGAATCATGGTGCACCAATTGCTAAATCAGCAAAATGGGATGGACACGATATCATAGATGCTATCTCATATTGGGTATCAATGTTTATTGGTGGACCTGTAGGTGCTAAAGTATCTTCACTTAAAGAAGGTATAAATGAAAATCTTAGAAACTTTGTAAATCAATATATTAAAGAAGTAACTCATTCTTACGATTATGAAGATATGAGTGGTACAAGAGAAAATATGTCAAACGAAGATGAAAATGATAAAGAAGAAATTAAGATAGGTGAATATCAAACTAAATATTTTCACGTCTGTCCTGGTGCATCATCACTATATGGTGATATAGAATCTAAGGGTGTTGATATGGATATGGCTGAAAGAAGTGTAAGATTACAAGATGCACTTTTCTTTATAGAAGAACACGTTGGTAGAGATGGTTATAGTCCTGATAAAGATTATGTAATGGTTGCTAAGAATATAGCAAAGAACATTATGAAGATGGGTAAGATGATGGGATTGGAAAAAGAACATTCTTACATACAAGGACACGTTGATACAATCACAAAATCAGTTGAAGGTAAAAAGTTAGAAGAAAGAGTAATAGAACTTACAGAAGAAAACAAACCAACTAATCCAGAACTTTGGAGTAGAGCTCTCGCCGCCGCAAGAGCAAAATACGATGTATATCCATCAGCATATGCAAACGCATTCGCATCAAAGTGGTATAAAGAGAAGGGTGGTGGTTGGAGAACTACAAAAGAATCAGTAGATGAAGCATCATTAGGACATGCAGAAGTAAGAAAATTAGAAAAATCTTTATCTCCAAAGAATAAAGAAGCTCTTGCCAAAGCTATTAAAAACGGAACAATAAAGACATCTAAAGATTTAAGTAATTGGGCAAAATCTATTAAAGAATCAGTAAACGAAGCCAAAGTAATTAAAAAGAATATTAAAGATATTGAAGATGGTGATGTAATAGTAACAGGTAGAAATAAACATTTCAAAGTAGATTACATTGACCCTTGGAGTGCGGGTGGTAGAATACTTGTTGGTAAAGATGTTAAGACGGGTAAAAAAGGAAAGATGAAAGTTAAGTTCTTAGCACCAAAAGGAAAAAGTGGAACTGCTGATGATACTATATTAATGGTACTCAAAGAATCGGTAAACGAAGCTAAATCTATGGATATGAAAAAAAGATTAAAGGTTTACGATAAACTCAAAAAAGGTGATAAGATTACGATTAAGTATGGTTCATCAATGAGGGGTGGAGTTGAAAAGGAATTTGTAGTATCCAAAGGAAAAACTTTAGTTGGTAAACAAAAAGTAGAAAGAATCATTCTACAAAATCCAGCGAATCCAAAAGGTGTTAAGTATTATCTATATCAGAGAAACGGAAACGTAACTATGGCAATTGGTGATATGGCAGCTTCTATCGAAGATATGCACGAATCAGTAAACGAAGGTATATCCGTATTCGATGAAAGACACTTTGGTAAAAAAGGTATTATCATTATGATTGATGATAACGGAAAGAAAGTATCAGCTATCTTCAAAAATAAAAAAAACGCAGATAAGTACAATAGAAATAAATCATCGGATTTACAAACTCTTTTAAAGTTAGCAAAGAATACTCCATACCCAAAGGCAATTGATGAATCAGTAAACGAAGCTAAAGAACCTGAAGTAATTACTCAATTAAGAAAAATCGTAAAAGATAAACAAAACGATTTGATTAAAGATACTAAGAGTGGTAAGAAGGTAAGAGTTGATATGAATTCAGCAAACCTAATGGTTCAAGTATATGATGCACTTAAAAAACAATCTAATAAAGATAAGTTTGTTAAGAGTGGTATCGTAATGATGGGACACACATCATACAAACTTATGAAGAAAGAAAATATAACTGAGTATGATGTAGAAAACGGACAAGATATAAGAGAATTCGTAGAATTTATTGAATCATACAAAGTTGATATAAATGAAGCGGAGTATCAAGGTAGAAAAGTTGAACTTGGTAAAATTTCACAAGGCGATGTTAAGAAGTTTAAAGTGTATGTAAAAAACGCTAAAGGTAACGTAGTAAAAGTAAACTTTGGCCAAAAAGGAATGACTATCAAAAAGGGAAATCCTGGAGCTCGTAAATCATTTAGAGCACGAATGAATTGTGATTCACCTGGACCACGATGGAAGGCAAGATATTGGTCTTGTAGAAAGTGGTAGATAGGTTTATTAATTATATTACCATATTTATTATAGAAGTTTAATTTTAAAAAGGCAAATTATGAGTACATTATTAATCATAGCATTAGTTATCGGTGTTGCAGTAGCAACTTATTTAGTATTATTATACACTGGAAAAATCAAAGATAGAGATGGAGATTTTATTCCTGATGTAGTAGAAGATACTGTAGAAGATATCAAAGAAGATGTAGCTGAAGTAAAATCAGAAGTAAAACGTAGAGTTAAAAGAGTTAAAGAAGAACTTAAAGACGTTAAAGCTGCTGGTAAGAATTTAGCAAAACAATCTAAAGATGTTGTTGAAGCTGCAAAAGGTGGAAAACGAAAAGGTAGAAAACCTGCAAACAAAAAAAGAAAACCAGCTACTAAGAAATAAGGTAGTAGATGGAAAAGTATTTCGGAAATTTTAAGAATCTGATAATCTTAGTATTAATTATAGTAATAATTTTTCTAAGACAGTGTAGTGGTACAGGTGGAGTAAGTGATACTCCATCCGAGCCTACTATTATCACAAAAGTAGAAACGAAATACGACACTATTACTAAAGAAGTTACAAAATACGTTCCTAAAATAGTTACTAGAATCAAAACTGAAATTGATACCATTAGGTTAACTCAGAAAATTGATACTCTATCTATTTTAGAGGATTACTTCGCAAAATATGTTTATGAAGATTTTCAACAACTAGATTCTTTAAACTTAACAATTAAAGATACAATCTCTCAAAACAAAATTTTATCAAGAAAAATATTCTACGATTTAATCTATCCTACAACAACTGTAACGGAAACGAAGTATATTAACCAAAGAGAATTCTATGTAGGATTCGGGTTAAATGGAACATCAAAACAATTTAATTATATTGGTGGTTCGATATTGTACAGAACAAAGAAGAAACAGGCGTTTGGATTAGGAATCGGATTGAATGACCAATTTCAACCAATCTTATCTACTCAGTTTCTTTGGAAATTGGGAAAGAAATGAGTAAGAACATAAAAGAACTTATTAGGGAAGAGTACGTTAAGTGTGCTAAAGACCCAGTTTACTTTTTCAAAAAGTACTGTTATATACAACATCCAAAAAGAGGTAAAATTCTTTTTGATTTGTATCCTTTTCAAGAAGATGTTATGGGTGAGTTTGATATTCACCGATACAATGTAATTCTTAAATCACGTCAGTTAGGTATCTCAACATTATCCGCAGGTTATTCTTTATGGATGATGTTATTTCACGAAGATAAAAACATATTGGTAATTGCAACTAAACAAGAGGTAGCTAAAAACTTAGTTACTAAAGTTAGGTATATGCATGAGAATTTACCGAGTTGGTTAAGAGGTGATACCGAAGAAGATAACAAACTATCCTTACGATTACGAAATGGTTCAACAATCAAAGCAACATCAGCTAGTGGTGATGCGGGTCGTTCTGAAGCATTATCAATGTTGATTATAGATGAGGGTGCCTTCATTAAAGGTATTGATGAGATATGGGCATCAGCTCAATCTACATTATCAACTGGTGGTAAAGCAATCGTGCTATCAACTCCAAATGGTGTTGGTAACTTCTTTCATAAAACTTGGTTAAAGGGTGAAGAAGGTGATGGTTGGAATCCAATCAAATTACATTGGACTGTACATCCTGAAAGAAATGAAAAGTGGAGAGCAGAACAAACTCAACTATTAGGTGAGAAGATGGCAGCACAGGAATGTGATTGTGATTTTATATCATCTGGTTATACAGTTGTAGATGGACAACTTCTAAAATGGTATGAAGAAACTCATGTACAAGAACCTGTTGAGAAAAGAGGGTTCGATGGAAATTATTGGTTATGGTCACAACCAAACTATACAAGAGATTATATAGTAGTGGCCGATGTTGCGAGAGGTGATGGTGCAGATTACTCAGCATTTCACGTTATTGATGTAGAGAGTGTAGAGCAAGTTGCTGAGTACAAAGGTAAGATAGGAACTAAGGAGTATGGTAATATGTTAGTGAATGTTGCCACCGAATGGAATGATGCACTCTTAGTTATTGAAAACGCTAACATTGGTTGGGCATCTATTCAAGAGGCAATAGATAGAAATTATTCAAATCTATATTATTCATACAAAGAATTTGGATATACAGATGGTGATATACATTTACAAAAAGGTTACGATTTAAAAGATAAATCACAAATGGTACCTGGATTCTCAATGACAAGTAGAACACGTCCATTGGTTATCTCAAAATTAGATACTTATATGAGAGAAAGAGTTCCTATTATTCGTTCTAAACGATTAATTGATGAACTTTTTACATTTATATGGAACGGTAGTAGGGCCGAAGCTCAACAAGGTTATAATGATGATTTAACAATATCATTTTCAACATCATTGTGGGTAAGAGATACGGCGTTGAAATTAAGACAACAAGGTATTGAATTAAATAAAAGAGCATTACAACTTACATCAAAAAATAGTGGAGTATTTAAAACAACTCCACAGGTCGCCAAACAATCCTGGTCAATGAAAACAGGTAGAGGTGATGAAGATATAAGTTGGTTACTCTAAAATTTGGATATTAAAAATATTTTTTGTATATTTATAGATTATAAGTAGATAATAAAGAAAAAATTATGGCAGATACTTCGTTATTCGGTAGATTAAAGAGATTATTCTCAACTCAGGTAGTTGTTAGGAGAGTCGGTAAAGATAAATTAAAGGTAGTAGATTCTTCTAGATTACAAGGAGATGGTAATCGTAGAGGTTCAGCTTATTATGATAGGTATGGAAGATTGCATGGTTCTAACTCAAGAAAGAATTGGCAAACATACAATGAAAGGTTTAACTACCATTCAAACAAATTAGAACTATATACAGATTATGAAGCAATGGATAAAGATTCCATTATATCATCTATCTTAGATATATACTCAGATGAATGTACACTTAAAAATGATATGGGTGATGTACTTCGTATCAAATCAACAGATGAGAAGATAAAGAAAACATTACACAACTTATTCTATGATGTATTAAACATTGAGTTCAATCTTTGGTCTTGGGTAAGGGGTATGAACAAATATGGTGATTATTATGTTTACTTAGATATTGATGATGAGTTAGGTGTTGTAAATGCACAACCACTATCTGTATATGAAACTAGAAGAGAAGAAGGGTATGATTTAGATAATCCTTACTCAGTAAGATTCGAAGTAGAAGAACAAAACACAAACGCAATCTCACAAAGAAACAATACTAAGTTTTTAGAATCATTTCAGGTAGGTCATTTTAGATTACTAACAGATACTAACTTCCTTCCTTATGGTCGTTCACTATTAGAAGGTGCAAGAAAGACTTGGAAACAATTAACTCTTATGGAAGATGCTATGATGATTCATAGAATTATGAGAGCACCTGAAAAAAGAGTATTTAAAATTGATATTGGAAACATTCCACCTGCAGAGGTTGATTCTTATATGGCAAACATCATAGACCAGATGAAGAAAATACCATATGTAAATGAAACTACTGGTGATTACAATCTTAAATTCAATATGCAGAATATGTTAGAAGATTACTATCTACCTGTGAGAGGTGGTGCTAGTGGTACTGAGATTGATACATTAAGTGGAATGGAATTTGGTGGTATTGATGATATTGAATACCTAAAGAATAGAATGTTAGCAGCACTTAAAGTTCCAAAAGCATTTATTGGATACGAAGAAGGTGTTGAAGGTAAAGCAACATTAGCACAAGAAGATATTAGATTTGCTCGTTCTGTAGAAAGAATCCAAAAGATTGTACTTTCAGAATTAACTAAGATTGCGGTAGTACACTTATATTCACAAGGATATACAGATGAAGAATTAGTAAACTTTGAATTAGAACTTACTAATCCATCTATTATATATGAGCAAGAGAAAGCAAACCTTTGGTCTGAAAAAGTATCTTTAGTTTCTGATATGAAAGATTTAAAAATGTTATCACAAGAATGGATGTATAAAAATATATTTAATATGAGTGATGATGAGTGGAAAAAAGAACAGTATAATGTTCTTAATGATATTAAATTAGGATTTAGACATGACCAACTTGCCGAAGAAGGTAATGACCCAATTAAAACTGGTGAATCGTTTGGTACTCCACATGATTTAGCAACATTACAACAAAGTGGTGAAGGTGGTGATGATAGTGGAGCAAACGCAGGATTCCCAACAGCAGAGGGGGGAGCACCAGAGGGTGGATTTGAAGGAGCGGGTAGACCTAAAGAAAGTGGCAATTATCAAACGGATGAGAATCCATTTGGTAGAGACCCAATTGGTAGAAAGGCCTTATCACAGAAAGAATCATATACGGTTCGTAATAAAAAAGAAGTTGATGCATTCTTAGGTAATATGAAAACTAAAAGAAAAAGTAGAAATATTATAGTAGAATCGTTAAAAGAAGACAGTACAAATGAAACTTCTTCATTATTAGATGAAGAAAATATACTGAATTCTAATAATTAGGATATTTATTAACAAATATATAGGTTACTCTACCATAATTAGAGGTGAATAATGAAGAAATTAAAACACAGTAAATACAAAAATACAGGAATTCTGTTCGAACTATTGGTTAGACAGATAGCTACTGATACTTTAAACAACAGAGATTCTGTAGCTACTAAAATCATTAAGGAACATTTCAGTAAGAATACAGAATTAGCTAAAGAACTTAGATTATATAAGTTATTTATTGAAGAAAATTTCACGTCTGAATATAAAGCCTCTGAATTTGTAAACATTATTCTAAATGAGAGAACAAAATTAAACGAATCTTCATTAAGTAGACAAAAATACAATTTAATTAAAGCAATTAAGAAAAATTTTGTAATAGAAGATTTCTTTAAGTATAGAGTTAATAACTATAAAGAGAATGCATCTATATATAAGTTATTCGAACACACTACATCGGATAATCCTAAAGAATATGTAGAATGTAAATCCACACTAATGGAATCTTTAACAGGTAAATCACAAAATACTGATAAAGTTGTATCTACTATTAACGAAGAGTATTCTAAACAGCCAAAAGAAGTAAGATTACTTGCTTGGAAAATGTTGGTTGAGAATTTTAACAACAAATACACTACATTAACTGATAAACAACAAGATATTCTTAGAGAATACATAAACTCAGTTGATAATTCTGAAAAATTAAAGAAATTTGTAGTAAGAGAATGTAACTCATTATCAAAAAATATTAATTTAATTAAAGTTACTGATAAAGTTACTAAAATTAAAGTAAACGAAGTATTAAAACTAATCACCAAAGTAAAATCATCAAAAGTAATTACAGAATCTCAGATTTTATCATTACTAAGATACACCGAACTACATAATGAGTTAAAAAGGGTATTCAAATGAAAAGTTTTATAAAAGAAATAGAAGAAAAGTTTGAAGAAATCGAAGAAGCAAACGTAACTGGTAACTTAGATGGTGGTGAAGGACCGATTAAAACTCCTAATGCATTTTCAAAGAGTAAAGATGAGGATGATTTGGATGATGACCATATTGAAGTATTAGGGTATAAGAAATCAAAAGAAAAAAAGATGAACACTGCTAAATTAGAATCATTAGAACGTAAGTTAGAGAATAAAATCAACGAAATATCTTATAAAGATTTCAAAAGAGATGAAAATCTAAAACAACATCAGAAGATTAATCATTCGATTAAAGAAATCAATAGTATGATGTTTAAGTTAGAAAGAATCGTTAATCAAAACGCTAAATTGAAAACTGAAGCTGGTGTTCATAATGGACAATATTGGAAATCAACTCAAAAAAGATTCGGTAAGATTTCAGAACGTATGTTAAAAGTAGCTAGAAACTTAAAAGAGTTATCATCGTGAGTTCAGACAAAAAAATATTAAAAGAAGAACTTTCAAATAAGGATTTGGAAAACATTCGTCTACTTATAAGATATGAAGTAGCACAAATCATGTTTGATTTATATAGAAAACGTAAAGTTTGGGGAGCATAATGGGCAGATTACTTATAGATACAATTCCTTTTACTATGACTAAGAGGCAAATCAACGAATCATTGGAAGATAACAATGGTAGATTGATTGTTAATGGTGTCCTACAACGTGCTGAAGCTGAAAACCAAAATGGTAGAGTTTATCCACGTTCAATCTTAGAAAGAGAAGTGGAAAAATACAAAGGTAGAGAAATTAAAGAAAATAGGGCTTTTGGTGAGTTAGACCATCCTGAATCTTCGGTAGTTGAACTAAAAAATACCTCACATATCATCAGAGAAGTATATTGGAAGGGTGATGATGTAATGGGTAAGGTAGAAGTACTTAAAACTCCAGCAGGGAACATCCTTAAAGAACTTTTAGAGGCAGGTTGTACTGTTGGTATCTCTTCAAGAGGTATGGGTTCTGTAAAAGAAGCTAGTAATGGTAAAACTGTTACTGTAGAAGATGATTTTGATTTAATTTGTTGGGATTTTGTATCAAACCCATCAACACATGGTGCATTTATGAGACCTATGAACGAATCGGTAGTTGGAAA